GCCATCTTCGTATTTTACACCAAGTTCAGCTTTGGTACAATACGAAGACTTGTCCTTTCCCTGTCCTCATCCATAGCCCTAGCAAGACGCTCCTCATATTCCTGCTTGATGAACATGATGCGGTTGCCATCGATGCCAGCCCGCTTGAGTGACATGAAGTAGGCAACACCGGCAGTCATGCACGGTAGGAAGCGTCTGGATACATCGGCAATTTGGCCAGCAGACTTGTTGACATCCTGTAGATACTTGATCTTCTCGATCTTCAGGGAGTAGTCGTTGTTGTCTGGAACAGGCCACAGATAGAGTTCTGGATTGGACCTACCCCTGCGAATTGCATACTGGGTGGGACGACCCGTCTGGCTCTTTCGTGGAATCTTGAGGTACTCTTCCATCGAAATACGATCAAGCTGGATATCCGTAGTGCTGAGGTTGACCACCACTTCCATAGCATCGACCATGTTGGATGAAAGAGAATATGCAGTGACTGACGTAGAAACATCGACTACAGTCGTGTTGGTTGACCACAGGAGAATACCCCTGTTCTGCCAATCTTGAAGCAGGAGATTGATGGAACGACGAGCAGACTTTGGATCATTACCCAATGTCTGCTCGCCTCCAATCATTTCCAAAGCCTCTTGGATAACTTCATCAATGTCCATGCTGAAGTTATATGTCCCACTAGTTGACATGCTTTGGAATCTCCCCTTTAGTTGACTTTATGCGCGTTAACTCAGCTTTTGCTGCGCTTGCGACCAGCAGCAGCCATCTTCTGCATCTTCTCGGCACCATACTTCTTGCGACCGATTGCTGCTGCTACTGCTGCTGGATTCTTTACATTGCCTCTAGCTGCAATGCTCTTAGTGAGCTTTGCAAATCGTTCACCCGAACCGAGCTTTGGCTTCTTACCCATTGGCATTGAAATCTGTCTCCCTACACTTGATCTTGAAATAGCCATTTATCGCTTGATGCCCCTGACGTACTGCTGCGACTTAGGCGGCATCTTCTTCGAGCCAGAAGGACCAGCCCAATACTGCTTGTTAGCCCAGTAGGCTGCGCTCTGCGGACCCTTTGCAATGTTCCTTGCATGGCGATCCTTGAATGCCTTGCGGGCTTCTGGTGAATAGTTATGACCCATCTTCTGGTCACCAAACCGAATTACCTTTACGCCGCCAGAAGGAGAACGTACTGCCACCACACCCTTTTTGGTAGGATGAGATGGAGTGTTCTTTGGCTTGTTAAGACCGCTAAGCCCCAACTTGCGTAGCTTGTTCTTTTCTGCGTCTGTAAGTGCCATTTTCAAAAATTCCTAAATTGCTTTACTTTTTGAGCGATTGACTTTGGCTGCTTGACGAACTGCTTGCCCTTTCGAGTACCAGCCCTCTTTGCTGCCGTTGTTGCGGCGTATTCACTTGCAGACAGTGACTTGATTGCCTGCTCCGGTAGATATCGCTCTCCTGTTTCCTTTGAAGGCTTACCGGACTTTGTACGCCACTTCTGTCTTGTCCAAGCCTTCAGACTCTCTTGCGGGTCCTTGATCATTCCCTTTGCCATAGTATTGGTTACCTGTATCCTCCACCACGCTTCTTGTATTCTGATGCAAGAAGCTGTGCCTTTCTAGCTGACCATTCTCCCGCATCTCCGCCCTTTGTACCAGCCTTGATTCTGTTGAAAAGCTGCTTTCTCATGGTTGGCTTGGTATAGTTCCCAGCTTCATTTACTCGGGATACATAGCCACCCATCTTCATTACCATCAGATCACCAGTACGATTCATCTGGCGCTTCATTTCCCGTACAGGAGTCTTTCCAGCCTTTCGCATTACACGTTGTGCTGCAATACGCTCTTCCATTGGCATGTTCTCGTCATCACGAGTATTGATCGCTTGACGAAGATTATACTTGCTTGTTACCAATGATGGGAGTCCACCTTCGGCTAGTCTCTTTGCATTTGCAGATCTAAGAGCAATAGCCACAGCTTGCTTCTGTGGCCTGCCCTCTTTCATCAGCATTCTGATGTTGCTGCTGATTACCTTATCTGACTTACCCTTCTTGAGAGGCATTGTAAATTACTTTCTTCCCTTTCTCATCACTGCGCCACCACCGCGCATTGCCGCTCCACAACCCCTACCAATCTTGCCACCAGTCTTTTTTTCAGCATAAAGTCTTGATGGCTTTTCATAAAAATCTGTTCTTTCTTGAATATCTACTTCAGTATTTGTGGGAGATCTTCCATATCCTGCTACTGTTTCAAGATCTGCTTCTCTAGAAATAGCTGGCATTGAATATGAATCTTCTTGAGACTGAATATTTGAAGAACGAATTCTAGCCTTTTCTGATAGATTTTTTTCATACTTGGCAGTATCTTCGCCCTTCAGTCGTGTACCATAAGTTCCCTTTTTACCATCAGCAGTAGTAAATTCAAAGGTCTTATCTCCTCTTGCGCGAGCTTCTGCAAATGCACGATCAAATGCAGAAGGAGATCTACGTTGTCTGGCCATCTTAGTACATCTTTCCCTTACGCATCACTGCGCCACCACCTCGCATTGCTGCACCACAACCTCTACCGATCTTGCCGCCCATAGCCTTCTTGACTACTGGTGGCTTTGGAGCAGGTGGAGGAGGTGGGGGTGGAGGAGGTGGAATAGGATCTTCCTTTACGACGCTACCACCAATACCGGAAGTTACATCCGCTGCATACGGATCTTCCTTCATTGGATCTACTGGCTTCTTTACCTTAGACTTTGCCATTTTAGTATCACATCCTTCCCTTACGCATTACTGCACCACCGCCACGCATGGCAGCACCACAACCCCTACCAACCTTGCCACCCATAGCCTTCTTTGTAGCTGAACCCTTTGAGGCCTTTGTACGAGTATACTCCTCAAGTACATCCATCTCATCTGGTGTAAGAACTGCCTTGTACATCTCATTTGGGTCCATAGACTGGCGACGAGCTTCATCATCGCTCTTCATCTTTTCACGGACCATCTTGGCACCTTCGTAGCCAGCGGCAGTAGCACCAGCACCAGCAGCAGCACCCTTTGCCTTGCCCATCGCATATTCCTTAGTCTCACGAAGAGCAGGTGCAACCTTTGATTCACCGGCAGTCCTGCTAGACATCAGCAGGTTAAGTGTTTTCTTCAGACCAGCCATTTCAACTTTCTCCCTTTATATCAGTTTGAGTTTGGAACCAATGTATTGTCGCCACCAGCAGGGCTTGCTGGAACCTGCATGTCATCCCTTCTTGTTCTACGAGCTTGGTTGCGCTGTAGTTCAAGGATCTGCTTGTACTTGGCCTCGAATACCTGCATTGTCGCGTAGTCCTTCTGGAACATCAGGGCTTCGACCATGCTGCCATAGAACAAAAGATCATAGCAGTATTCGCTGAAGTAATTGCTATCCGCAGCAGAACTCAGCGTGACCGGTCGCGAGATGTGGACGATTTCTCCGTCATAGGTAGAAGCGGCAGTTGGAGCAATGAGAACATTTGTATTAGTACGTGGAGCATAGTATTTGGGTTCTCCAACGGAAGCGGATACTGGCCAATAATCGTTGAGGAATTCATCGGTCCTTAGTAGAAGATTGATCTTCGTGCCATCGCTCTTGATGTTGAAGTTCTTTACTACGCGGGTTCCGGAAGGTAGTGAGATGATGTTCTTGTTTGCGCTTACTGCAACTGAAGTGTAGGTAACAAGTCCGTAATCGTCCAGATCCTTGACCAACCGCTCTTCAGCCTTGTTGACCATGTACGGAATATAGTCAACGAACTCACTTCCGGTATTTTCCGTAGCGTTGATGATGTCATTGACCAGATATGTATAGGTCGGCATGATCTGATACTGAACTTGAATATTAACCGTAGAAGATTGCGACTGTAGCTGCTGACGTTGGTGCTGAAACCTTTACTGGTCCTTCCATTCGGATACCCTCTGCTGGAAGGAAAATGTCCGTAGCATCAACATTGGTAGTAAGATTGAACTTAAGGTTTGTTCCAGTCTTATTACCATATGGATCAGTAGAAACACCAGTAATTAGAAAGGTACCAACACCAGATGCAAAGATACCCCTGATTCGAGTATCAGCTAGCGTAACACTTGAGACTACGTCCAGTACGGCACCACTGCCGACTACATAACCCTGTCTAAGAGTGGTTGACATATGGTCTATTCCTTTTGATGTAGTTGAAGATCCCTACATTATACCATCTGTATTCGTAAAGACCAAATAAAGAAGGGCGGGACAGAAAAGAGATTTACCTCTTATTTCCATCCCGCCCCCTTTGCCGTTGTAGGTTTGACTCCCTACGGGGCTTTGGTTATATCAACCTTTATCAGGTTGAACCAGAAGCACCATAGAAGCCGCGCCAGTCAGACCAACCGAACGAATAACGCTCGCGAGCCTTGAAGCGAAGGTTACCCGTATCGAAGTCTGGCTCCATCTTCGTAGCAAGAGGAGCACGGACGAACATCTTCGC